CATCTGCAACTGTTTACAAGGCTGTTGCAGTTGGTAAGGAAGCTCTTCTTGAGGCTAATGTTTATGATGTACAAACCGTCATTGCACCTCAGATCGACATCCTTCGCCGTAAGTCAGCACTCGGCTGGAAGTACTTCGGTGGCTGGGGCATCTTCCGTGATGCAGCAGTTTGCCGTTTGGAAACTGGTGCATCTGCTCTTTAATCGGAGCTAATTAGTTGAGGGGGTGGGGCAACCTGCCCCCTCTCTACTAAAGGAGAGAAATGGCAACTTATACCTTTTACCCACCGCAAGTGATGGAAGGTTTCCCACTACGAGACAAGTGGTGGAGGAGAGTTGTATCTCCACGAGGAGTGGCAGTCTTGATCGATGGATCAACTGTGACTACATCTCGAGCAGTAACTGAAGATGAATTGAAAGACTACGATTATGTCTTCCTCGGTGGAAGAAGCCATGTCGTAAGCGAAGCGGTTAAAGATGTTTTGGTAGGTCTTGGATATACAATAAAGACTCAAGCAGAAGCCGATGCAGCATCGGATGAAGCACATAGTGGATTCTTAGTATTGAGGTCATAATGCCGTGTAGAACAGGTTGCCCCACACAAGATCACGAAAACTGGGGAGAGTGCCTAAAGGCTTCAGGTTTACAAGTTAATACAGGTGATGCCAATAGCAGGAGAACGATGTCTCAGAAGTCTTGGGATGCAGAACTCAATGCTTACAAGTCAGCGATTGACCAAGGCATTGAACCAGCAACAACGAATATGAAAGACATTCGAGGAGCTGTTGAGTTATCGAATTTGGCTGGTAAAGCCTTCGATGCCAACACTAATAGTTTTAAGGAATAGACATGACAACCATCGTTGGAATCCAAGGCAAAGGCTGGGGCCTTATAGCAGCAGATTCCTTGATGGTGGCTGGTAGCCAGAAGTTTATAGCTACTGGAATGGATAAAGTCATTGAAAAGGGTGAGTATGTATTTGCCTTTGCTGGCGATGCAATCGCCGGGGATATAGCAAACTTTAGTTGGACTCCACCGAAGATACCTAAGGTGGTCAACTTAGATAAGTTTATGATGACAGAGTTTATGCCATCACTTCGTCAGGCTTATGCCGACTATGGCTACGATCCTTCTCCAAAGAAGGAAGACGGTATGCCCAATGAGGATGCAGGGTTCGATGCTTTAATCTGTATCCGTGGAAAGATCTATCAGATAGATAATGATTTCTCTTGGTGTAGAGATGATCGAGGAATCTATGCAGTCGGATCCGGTGGATCCTACGCTTTAGGTTCTCTTGCTCGAGCTACCCTCTCTCCAACGAATACTAAACTTGCAGTCAATGAGGCTCGTAAGGCGATAGAGATTTCCGCTTCGTTCGATATCAACACAGGTGGAAAAACAAAAATCATCACACAGAGAGGTAAATAAATGCCAAAGGTCGGAAATAAGAAGTTCCCATATACAGCCAAAGGTAAGAAAGCAGCCAAGGCTTATGCAATGGGTGAGAAGATGGAATCTAAGAAGGAAAAGATGATGGAAGCTAAGAAGGGCAAGAAAGCGATTGCCAAGAAAGCCAAGTCAAAGAAGAAGTAATAATGGCAGCCAAGAAGAGTAAGGCAGATCCTCGGCTCAAAAAAGCCGGGGTGTCTGGCTATAACAAACCAAAGAGAACCCCATCTCACCCAACCAAGTCTCATGTGGTCGTAGCCAAAGAAGGTTCACAGGTTAAGACAATCAGATTTGGACAACAGGGTGTAACTGGTGATCGTCAACCAACAAAAAGACAAAAGTCATTCAAGGCTCGTCACGCAAAGAACATTGCCAAGGGCAAGATGTCAGCCGCATATTGGGCAGATAAGGTGAAATGGTGAAGAAGAAGAAAGCATTCTGGGATACAAAGAACCCAAAGAAGAAATCTACAAAACTAACACCTGCACAAAAAGCTCAGGCTAAAGCAAGAGCAAAGGCTGCCGGTCGCAGGTATCCAAACCTTGTGGATAACGCAGCAGTATTGAAGAAGAAAGGCAAGTAATGGCAACAGGCACTAACGGTAGTACCTTTACAGCAGAACTTAATCGTCTTGCTAATGGTGGTACTTATCCTGCTTTGCAGGATTATGTTGATGATGCATTAGCAGCAAACACTTGGGCTGGCACTACTGGCCTTGATGTCGTTGGTGCCTTGAATGTCAAAGCAGGAAACACTAGACCTAACTATAAGGATCTTCGTGGTGTATGTAATCAACTTGGTAGCACTACCGATAAGGCACCTGCTGCTGCCCTGAGAGCTAGGGAATCCTAATGTCAACAACTTTCGGACAACTTATCGACAAGGTTGCCTTTAATATTCAAAGCGGTGCAGCTCAACAAGAGACTGCTACTTGGATTAACCAAGCGGCTGGAATTACGAGTTCTGATACATCGTTTATAGTTAACGAAACAAGTCAAATGGGTCGTGGTCTTATTGAAATCGGCGATGAACTACTATATGTTGATAAAGTAGATAACGCTACAAAGACAGTAACCATTGCCCCATGGGGTAGAGGATTCCGTGGCACCACAGCAGCTTCTGCTGCTAATAATGCCAAGGTAGTTGTTGCACCTGTTTATCCAAGAGCTTTAATCAAGCAAGCTATTAACGACACAATTCAGGCTTCTTACCCAGAGTTATTCGGAGTAGCAACACATACTTTCTCCTTCAACTCAGCCGTGACAACCTATTCACTTCCTTCTGCTGCTGAATATATTCTCGATCTTAAATGGCAAACCATTGGATCGACTAAAGAGTGGCTCAATGTTCGGCGTTATGATTTTGACAAGGTTGCAAATACCACAGAGTTTGCTAATGGTAAAACCATTAACATATTCGACTCTATAGATCCGGGTCGAACAGTCCAAGTTGTCTACGCTAAAGCACCGACATCCTTATCATCTGATAGTGATGTATTCGAAACCGTAACTGGTTTCCCATCAAGTAGCGTTGACTGCATAACCTACGGTGCAATGGCTCGTCTGCTTATGAATATTGATGCAGCTCGAGTACCTGCACAGTCTGTCGAGGCAGATATGCTCGACCAGTCCAAGCCAGTAGGCGTTGGATCATCTACTGCTCGTTTCTACTTAGGTCTTTATACACAAAGACTTCAGCAAGAAGCAGCAGGTCTTAGAGACTTATACCCTCCCCGACTCCACTATAAGAGGTAACGAATGGCACAGAATAGATATTATTCCTCTACAGCAAAGCAAGCTTCCTTATCTTCATCGATAAGTAGCGTTGCTACAAGCATCACGCTGGACTTGACTACTGGTTTTCCAGCCAGTTATCCATACTCGTTGGTCATCGATCCAGATACCAACAAGGAAGAGATTGTCAAGGTAACCGCCTCTGGTGGTGGAACGACCCTTACAGTTGTCCGTGGTGACGATAATACTACGAATGTTTCTCACTCAGCCGGTGCCACGGTTCGTCATATTGTTTCTGCTCAAGACTTCACAGATTTCTCGTCTCACCTCGGATCAACAGCAAGTCCAACAACTACCGGTGTCCACGGAGTATCAGGAACCATCGTTGGAACTAGCGATACCCAGACTCTCAGCAATAAGACTCTTACTGCTCCAAAGTTTGCTAATGGTGGATTCGTTGCTGACGATAGTGGCAATGAACAGATTATCTTCAATAAGACAGCATCTGCTGTCAATGAGTTCACAGTAACCAACGCTGCTACTGGTAATAACCCAAGTCTTGCAGCTACAGGTGGAGACACCAACATCTCAGTCAACATTGTTCCTAAAGGATCAGGAACTGTTCAGGCTGCTGGTGTAGATATAGCGACTATTAGTGGATCTCAAACATTAACCAATAAAACAATCAGTCTTGGATCAAACACAGTCACAGGTACAAAGGCTCAGTTCAACTCTGCCATGACAGATGCTGACTTTGCTACTCTTACCGGATCAGAAACCCTGACCAATAAGACAATCAATCTTACAGATAACACTCTCTCAGGTACTGTAGCTCAGTTCAATACAGCTCTATCTGACGATAACTTTGTAACTCTTACAGGTAGTGAGACCCTTACAAACAAGACTATTACAAGCCCTACAGTCACAGGTTTATTCCTTAATGACTCAAGCATCGTATTTGAAGGATCTTCTGCCGATGCTAATGAGACAACCCTTACAGTTACAAACCCTACTGCTGATCGAACAATCACCCTTCCAGATGCCACAGGTACTGTAACTCTTGATGGGGTTGCATCTACTCTTTCTTCTAAGACTATTACAAGCGGAACCTTGGGTTCTGATCTTGCAGCAGGTGGCTACAAGGTAACAGGATTAGGAACTCCAACCTCTGGTGGAGATGCAGCTACAAAGACTTATGCCGATACCAAGTTGGCATTGTCTGGTGGAACCATGACCGGTGCTATTGATCTTGGCACAAA